GACAGTGAAGGTGTGTTTACAGACATGGCATCGATCACAAAAGATCAAGCAGTTGCTTGGATTGAGTCGGCACTAGGCGATTCATTACAAAAAGAAAAAGATCAACTGGCAAGTCATTTTCAATTTACAGTTAGAAGTATAGAGGATTAACAATGACAGTAGGAAAAGTTAAAGGTAGAGCAATTGAAGCAGGTGCAATTGGTGCAGATCAATTAGCATTGAGTTCAATTTCAATGGATAGACTAAGCCAAGTTGACCTTAACATTGCTCCTGAAATATTAGAAATACAAGTTGACTCACCTACAGCAGGACAAGACACAACATGGCTTTGGACTTGGGAGCAGTCAACACTACCCTATGCTAGACGTACAATTACAAATTCACCAGAAGCACAAGTACCATTATATAAACAAGGTACTTACACAGTTAACAACTATGCCGCGTATGATGTTCATGGCACCATGACTCAAACACACACTATCAAACTAAAATGGATTGATGGTGCTGGTGATGACAACTTGGTTAGTTGGGCAATTAACAATCCTGGTAATCCAATCAGCAAAACACACCCAGATATAAATGGCGGTAATGCAACAGATGTACAGCAAATTAATATCAACGTACCATCAACTGTAACACCACCAACACTAACAGCACCAAGTGCTACATATGATGTAGTCAACAACGGTGCAGGTGCTTACACATTCAGTCAAGCGGCCGCCGGAGATAATCCAAACATTGGTCCATGGCGTAGAGGTGGTACATATACAATTAATGTTAATGCAGTTGGCCACCCATTTTATCTAACCACAGACAATGGAACAAATTGGACACAGGGTGCATATGCATTTGAATATACAGATGGTGTTACTGGGTCAAGAACAGACAATGGAACACTTACAATTACAGTACCCAATGATGCCCCGGATACATTATATTATCAATGTGGTAACCATAGCGCAATGCGAGGCGCTATTGTTGTAAAAGATCTAGCAGTTGAAACAAACGCTAGTGGAAACTATGTTTTATATTTTCAACATACACAAGAAGGACACAAGACACCTATAGAGATTCGTCCAATTCCAAGTATGGTTAACCAGATGTGTTTGGTATATGACCAAAATGCAGATAAGTTTGTTCCACAAGACTTGGCAACCTATGTTGAAAACACACCAAGTTTTAAATTAAAAATTCAAGAAGTAGCAGGTACAAGTACACTGGTAGGAGAAGGCGGTGAGCCTATTGTTCCTCGTGTTACTATCTACTACGACAGTACATATTTGCCTCTAGTAGGAAATACAGAAGGCGATCTAGCATTTGCCACAGATACCAGCAGATTGTATGTGTGGGACGGAAGTGCATGGGCACAAACATCGAGTCCAAGCATTAGTACACAGTTTCATGGATTTAAAACAGATGCTAATGGCGATTTAATTTGGTATCCTGATGTAACACAACTACAGGATGGCAACAATGAAGATATATATGATTTGGTAATAACGGGTGGCTCGGACCAAGTCTTTAGTCTAGATGGCAATGGCTATCTGATATCTACAGTATAATAGGAGAAAACTATGAGCACAGTTAATTTAGGTAGATTGAGACTCAAATGGCGAGGCCTCTGGGCAGGATCTACTGCATATGTAAAAGACGACATTGTTCGTTACGGAGTAGACAGTTATATCTGTACTACTGCACACACATCACCAGGTGCATTCAGTACCAGTGATGGTTGGGAATTGATGATGCAGGGCACTGACCTTCCAAGTCAAGCAGGTCATGCTGGCGAGGTACTTAAAACAGACGGTACTAATTTATCTTGGGGACTAGGTGGATTAGTCTTAAACGTAGCAACTGCTACTACCACTGGCGCGACTTCCGTTTCCGGTAGTATCAGTTGGAATACAAATTATAATACGGTTGGCTCCTCCCACTTAACAATTAACTACACACCAATTAGTGCAACATCAACTCTTCTTATATACACATCAGCAGTAGCCGCTATAAGCGGTAATGCGAGAGGATATGCTGGTATTAGGCACGATGGAGAATTAGTTGCATGGGCAGGCCTTAATGGTTATTCCGCAGATACAGGTAATGCGGCTATGTCAGCCGTAGTTCCTTCTGGTAGCACTAATACAAGAGCAATTGATTTTAGAAATCTTGGTGCTGACGGTGGATTTGTTGTAACTCTAGGACGGGCTCAGGGTGATGGTAGTAGTAACAGATTATATCCTGAACTTAGTTCTATGCATATCATAGAGGTGGAGATTTAATATGAATAAAACTAAAGCAATTTACGCATTGTATCCTACAGTAACAACAGTTCGAGAATTAGAGGGCGTTTATACAGCAGAAACTATTGATGGTACTGAAGTAACTTTAGATATGTCTGCGGTTGATACAAAAGCAAATGAACTAGCCGCGGCAGAACCTTTGTTAACGCTAAGAACTGCTCGCAACGAAAAATTGATAGCAAGCGATTGGACACAAGGTGCTGACGTACCAGAAGCAATCAAAACACCATATGCAACTTATCGTCAAGCATTGCGTGATATTACAGAAACATATCAATCAACAGATGACGATGGCTTTGCATGGCCAGAAGAACCAACAGTATAAGGTAATATAAAATGGCAATAGACAAATTAAAAACAACCAGTATTGAAGATGATGCAGTAACCAGTGCTAAAATTGCACCTGGTACAATTACTGACAGTGACATCAACAGTGCAGGTATTGGTATTGCCAAACTTACTGCATTCAACACAACCATTGCACCAGAAGTGCTTGAGATTAATGTTGATGCACCTGGAGCAGGCGCAGATACTCCTTGGCTATGGACATGGGAAACATCAAGTTTGCCATATGCTCGTGTTAACATTACCAATCAACAACAGAGTGTGGTTCCAATATACAAGCAAGGTTCTTATCAAGTAAACAACTTTGCTAACGAACTACACGGTTCGATGACACAAACACACAGTTTGTATTTGAAGTGGATTGAAGGCGCAGGCACAGACAACTTGGTTAGTTGGGCAACTGATCTAGGATCAGTAGCACACAGTCACCCAGACATTAACGGTGGTAACTCAACACAAGTGCAGAGATTAAACGTTGTTGTTCCAAGTACAGTTACAGCACCAACACTGACTGCACCAAGTGTTACATACACAATTACCAACAACGGTGCAGGTGCATATACATTCAGTGGTACAAGAACTGGAGACAATCCAAACATTGGACCAATGTATAGAGGCGGAACGTATACATTTAATATTACAGCAACAGGACATCCACTGTATTTGACCACAGACAATGGTACAAACTTTGCCCAAGGCGCATACTTTGGCGAGTACACCAACGGTGTTACTGGTTCAAGAACAGATTCAGGTACACTAACATTTACTGTACCGAGTAATGCTCCAGATACACTATACTATCAATGTGGTAATCACAGTGCAATGCGTGGACAGATCACAATTAAAGATCTAGCAGTAGAAACAAATAACAACGGAAACATGGTTGTTTACTTCCAACACAGTCAAGAAGGACATGCAAACCAAGTTGAAATACGTCCTATTCCAAGTTTGGTTGATCAAATGTGTTTGGTATATGAAGCGGCCAGTGGACAGTTTGTTCCACAGGATCTAGCAACATACACAGAACGTACACCTAGTTTCCAAAACAAGATTCAAGAGATAGCAGGTACAGCAACCATTGTCAATCCAGAAGGTGGAGAAATTATTCCACGAGTTACTATTGTACAAGATGCTACATATCTATCTCTAGTAAATAATACAAACGGTGACATGGCGTTTGATGATAGTTCAAATGTATTGTATATTTGGACAGGAACACAATGGGAAGCAACAGGTGATCCAAACGCAGGCGCACAACAGGGAGTGTTCTATGAAAACAGTCAAACACTCAGTACTAACTATACAATTACCACAGGTAAGAGTGCTATGAGTGCAGGACCAGTTGAACTAGGCACAGGTGTTACAGTAGAGATTCCAACAGGATCTAGATGGGTAATAGTATAATGAGCAAATTAAGATTACACGGCGATACCAGCGGATATGTTGATTTACAAGCACCAGCAGTTGCAGGAACAACTACAATTGACTTGGGTACTATTTTAACACATGACGGCAATGGCAATATAGTTGCATCAGGTGCAACATTTACAGGCAATGTAGTTGCATCAGGTGCAACATTTACAGGCAATGTAGTTGCATCAGG